TGTTACCGTACCGAAATGGTAGCAAGGGATATAATACAGCTCCTCAACCAAAAATGCTCGGAAAAACGTATTATTTCCGAAAGCGCAGACCCGCGTTTAATCCAAGAGATTCACAACGCCGGAGTTAATATCATACCGGTAGAAAAGCCTCCGGGAAGTAAAGAGGCAGGAATATTAAAGATGCTTGAGTATAAAATCTGTGTAACTAAAAATAGTTACAATATCATTAAAGAGCTGAAAAACTACACTTACCAGCAGGACAAAGATGGAAAATGGTTAAACAAGCCGATTGATATGTACGATCACGCCATAGATGCAATCCGGTATGTAGTTTTAACGGAAGTACTCGGAAAGCGAAAAGGCGTAAAAGATTTGAGCGGATATTTTTAACAGTTAAAATATACAAACATGAACATTAAGGAATTAGAAGAATTATTAAAAGATAGCGACATCAATTCAATTATTGAAAAACTAAAGTCAGGTCGTAATACACCAAACCCGGATACGGATTTATACCTTTCACAGTTAGACCCTGCGAAACATGATGTTTTCGATCCGGTAAATCGCCCCGATAAAATAATAAAACTTGACCAGCCGAGTAAAAAAGAAGGGGAACAATCGTTGGATGTCGGTTATATCGGAGGTGAAAAGGAAACGACAGGTTTTGAGAAAGTTGCAAGAATAGCGCTTGCCGTTCAGAAATTAATTGTCAAGCGTTCCGTTTCTTTCACGTTTGGAAATCAGGTAGCACTGAACGCCGAACCAGAAGACGACAGTGAAAAATTAGTATTTAAGGCTGTCAAAGGTATTTTGTTTGACACGAAAAGCCGGACTATAAACCGAAAGGTAGCGCGTGAAATTTTCAGTACTACCGAAGCAGCCGAATATTGGTATCCTGTGGAAAAACCAACGGAAAGGTATGGATTCAAATCAAAATGGAAACTTAGGGTAGCCATATTTAGCCCGAAAAACGGCGACAAGCTTTATCCCTACTTTGATGAAACAAGCGATATGATTGCTTTTTCCCGTGAATTTTCAATAGTGGATAGTGAAGGAAAAACGACGGTATATTTTGAAACCTACACCGAAAAGGAGCATCGGAAATGGAAACGCTCAGAAAGTGAATGGAAAGTTGTCGAAGGTTTTCCAAAGCCCATAATAATAGGGAAAATACCTGTTATTTATGGAAGGCAGGATTTTGTTGAATGGGAAGATGTTCAGGGATTAATTGACCGCTTGGAAAAACTTTTATCGAACTTTGCCGATACTAACGACTACCATGCCAGCCCAAAGATTGTTGTAAAGGGTGAGTTGAGAGGATTCACAAAAAAAGGGGAAAGCGGCGCAATCTTACAGCTTGATGGGGATGGCGCTGATGCAAGATATTTATCATGGCAGCACGCCCCTGAATCGGTTAAACTTGAAATTGAAACGCTTTTACGTATGATATACACCATTACCCAGACGCCGGATATTTCATTCGACAGCGTAAAAGGCATCGGGGCTATTTCCGGCATAGCGCTCAAACTTCTTTTTTTGGACGCCCATTTGAAGGTACAGGAAAAAATGGAAATATTTGACGACTACTTGCAACGCAGAATGAGTATTATACAATCTTATATCGGAAAATTCAACACGCAATTACATTCCGCTTGTGAAAGCCTGACAATAGAGCCGGAAATAGTACCATACATGATTGAGGACGAGCAAGCGAAAGTAAAATTGCTAACGGACGCAAACGGTGGGAAACCTGTTGTTTCACAAAAAAAATCCATTCAACAATTAGGTTGGGTTGATGATGTTGATTCTGAGTATAAGCAAATTTTAGATGAAGAAAAAGCATCCAAGCAACAAGATTTAATGGAATCCACAATTTGATGATACACATCAATGACTAAAGACGAAAAGCAACTGAATACGGAAATAAATCGGTTGTTGAAACAATTGGAACAACTGATTTATACAAATTATCTGTTAGCATTGAATTTATACCAAGTTAAAAATTCGTTATCAGACGCTACACCTTTTTGGTTTTCAAGAAACTACGAAGCAAGCAAGCAAATGGATAAAATAATATCCGATTTCAGCAGACAGGCAAACGTTTTATTTTTGAATGGTATTGAGCGCTCATGGAAAACAGGCGAAGAAAGCGTGATTGATAAGATTAAACTTGCTTTCTCCGGTAACGCCAGACAACAAAAAGCATTTGACCAACTACGAATAATGGCGACACAGGAACAACGTAACAGAGGCGCTCAAGCATCCATAAAACGATATGTTGAAGGCATAAATCTTTCCGAACGTGTATGGAAGTTGGGAAATGGAATAAAACAGGAGATTGAAACCATTGTCCAAAACGGAATGAAAGAAGGGAAAAGCGCCGACCAATTAAGTAAGGAGTTACGCAAATACTTAAATGAGCCTGACAAACTTTACCGAAAAGTACGAAATAAAGAAACAGGGGAATTGGAATTAAGCGAAGCCGCTAAAAAGTACAAGCCCGGACAAGGGACATATCGTTCGGCAAAGAAAAACGCCATGCGTTTGGCAAGGACGGAAATAAACGCAGCCTACCGACACGCCGCATGGGAAAGATTTCAAGATGACCCGCGTGTAATCGGTATCCATATTTCCCTGTCAAATAACCATACCTGTCTAAATCCGCGTACCGGAAAGCCAGAGCCGTTTTATGACATTTGCGATGAGCTTGCCGGCGATTATCCCAAATCATTCCATTGGACAGGCTGGCATCCGCAATGCCGGTGCGTGATGAATCCGATAATCGTGAGCGGAGATGAAGCAATAAGAATGATAGAGGCAAAAGCAGCAGGCAAAGACTATACGCCGAAACAAATAAAATCAGTACCTTCGCAGTTTCAAAAATGGGTTGAAAACAACAAAGACAGGATAGACGCAGCGAATAATCGTGGAACGCTTCCATACTGGCTAAAAGACAACCCGAAATTTACGGGAATTACAGTGAAAAAAGACCCGAATACACAAAACATGGATAAAAACGAATATTCCAAAAACATTAAATACTTGAGAGACTGGGCAAAGGAAAATCTTGCTCAAAAATCAGTTTATCATGATGATTTTGGAAAAGATATTATGTTTACCGTTACCGGAATAAAAGAGTACCTTAATCAACCGCACAGATATTACTTTGAAAAAAATCAACTGATTAAAGACATTCAAAATGTTATCAAAAAATCAGAATATAAAGGATTTGCTAAATATATGGGGCGAACTTCGCATATTTTTGAAATAGAAATTAAAGGCGATAAAAACTGGATTATTGCTAATGAACGCGAAGATGGTAAAGTTACGTTTTACAGCATTTCCGACAGCGACAAGGTATTGAATGGTATAAAAAAATAATGCTCAGACCGGATTACCGGGACTACAACCCGGCGCGTTTCTGAGCATTAATTCTTTTCGCAAAGATACAACCATTTTCCGAAAAAACAAAATAATTCAGTAAAAAATAAAAATCAAATTCAAATCTCCGAAATATTTTTTACCAAGTACAATAACTTTTCAATAACTTCTCAATATTTTACTTTTATGTAACCTGTCAATACACTAATTTTGTTAAAAGATTCAATTAAATTTAATAAAAATGAAGGAAAAAATTTTAGCATTACTGTTAACGCAATTCTCAGGCGTGCGAAAAGACGGGCTTAACCACATTGCAAATATTATTGCATTACAAGTTGATACCGAAGATGAAGCAAAAGCGCTCGTAGGAAAACTTACCGCCGAGCAAGTAAACTCATTTATTTCCGATTGGCGAAAAGAGGCGGACGCGGAAATTAACAAGGCGAACAAAACCTATGAAGCCGGACTTCGCAATAAGTACGATTTCACAGAAAAGAAAACCGAACCGGCAAATCCTACGGAACCGGAAAAGGACATTGACGCGGCAGCCATTAAAAAACTTATCACGGAATCCATCGCAAACGCTACCAAGCCGTTGCTTGAACAAATCAACAGTTTCAAAGCGGGAGAAACAGCGAAAACAAGGCTTCAATCATTGAACGACAAATTAAATGAGTGCGAAGATGAAAATTTCAAAGCTAAGGCGCTGAAAGACTTTGCCCGAATGAAGTTTGAAACGGACGATGAATTT